CTTTATTTACTGAAGTCAAAAAAACCGGTACCTTTTTGGGGTACCGGTGTAAAAACGGACCGCCTAGGAGCTAGACTAAGCGGGCGATCCGGGTACTACTAACCATGCCGCATGCAGGTGCTTTCTGCCAGGGCCTGCCAATTCGAACTGATCTTGGTCAAGTCTGCGATCTTCAGCGCCATACGCAGGCTGATTTCGCGCAACCGAGCATGATTGTCCTGCATGAACTGCACGATGTCTTCGCCTTGCTCCGGCGTCAAATCATAGTCCTGGAACAGATCGCCTTTGCGGAAGATCTGCCGGATGCGCAGGATCTTGTCGCGTGTGGTGTCCAGTGTGAGATCCAGGAAGTGGCACCGGCTCTGGAGAGCCTCCAGGTGGTCCTGCAGTTTCTTTGACTTGAGATGATCAAACTTCAAGTTCGTGATAAAGATCACCGAACCCTTGAAGTCAAACGCGTCGGGCACACCTTCACGGCGCAACATTGAGCTGTCCGCGTTCCAGTGGATTCGACGCTTCTTGCCTGAGTCCAGCGCCGCCTTCAAGATATTGAGTGCAACATCGTCCAGCAGGATCGAATCACAGTCGTCGAACACCAACACATTCTGCGGGTCCGAATTTTTGTACAGAGTGCAGTACAAGCCGATGGGTGTCATGGCACCCTTTATGACCTGGTACTTCACCTTGCGGCTGGAAATCTGGTCGAACATGCCTGCCTTTTCCAGCTGATACTCCACACCGTAGCTCTTGCCCACTCCGGGAGGGCCCACTACGATCATGGCACGGATGTCGCCCGCGATCGCAGCCTTGGTCATGTCGTCCAGGATCGAAAACCGTTGCTCAATACGATCCATGACTTGTTCGTCGGTTTCTTCGGGCTTTTTGAACTCTAGCACGCGATCCTGCTGGGTCACTGGGCGATCTCCTGTGAATTCGATGTCATCGATTGAATCTACCCGGATGCGGATCTGGTCCGGCATACCTGGAAAAACTCCATCATTACTTACCACCACGTTGCCGCCCCGGGCGTCAGTCTGGAAATCGCGCACCAGGGTAAACTTCATGCCACTTACATCTTGTTTGCGGTATTCTCCGCTACGGATCACGACTTGGGTCATGGTCTAGGCTCCTATGTGTTATTGTCTAATTATTATACGGAATTGAGATTTTGTGGTCAACCGACCACACAAAGTTGATTAGTAAGCACTTACCACTACATCTCTATATAGGGTCTAAATTTAGCATCTATAGACTCTCGAATTTTGGATCCAGCAACCCGATTGGGGTTGTCTTTGCATCCTAATCTCTATTGTAGATATAAGCAAATTTTAGGTCAACCAAAAAAAACCCTGCTCGCGGCAGGGTCTTTTTGGCGGTTGTTATCGTTTTTACACCGGAGATACACCATCCACGTGCATAGTGGCAGTGAAGGTACTGCCGGCTGGTATTACCCACCACCATTGTCCGGGCAATGCAGGATCGTATGGTCCTGACTGCACCACACCGTCAATGGCTTCATTGGTGAAAGGATCATAAAAGGTCACTCCTGATTGCTCAGTGGAATAAAAAGGCAAAAAATTTGCCGCATTGCCGAAAGGATTATTTGCAAAAGTGTCAGCTAAAAGCAATGGTGATCCTGTCACTGTGATAGAAATCTCTTGACTGCCGGAAAATTCAGCGTTGGCTTGCCATGACCAGGCCACAGTGTCTATAGAGTAGGCAAGATTTGGCAATTCGGGCAGTGACTCATCCAGCGTGGTTACTGGACCGGAATAAACAGTATTGCCGTCTATTTGGCACACAGCCTGCGCAGGTGTTGACCCAAATGCCAGTGCATATTGTTTAAAAGTTCTATCTGTCATGTCATATCTCCATGTATGTTATTTATACCTGTCCAGAGGACCAAAGTCCCTGTACCACAGGATCTTGCACTTCGTGTGGTTTGGGCGATCCGTGGAAGATCATCACGGAAGTATCAGGATCCAGCACTGAACCTGCGTCAGGGCGGCGGTATATCCGATTGCGCATGTCCATTCCGCCGTCCTTTATCTGCCAGCGCCAGCTCTTTATTAGATGCTCTGGCATGAAACGCAGATGTTTGTCTGTGAGCACAGAATTCAAATAATCCTGATCCCCATGGAACTGTCGTGTGACTGCAGCAATGTTGTGCTCGCTGAATTGCTGCCAGATCCAGCGATATCTCACAGTATCCCACAACATGATGCTAGAATTGATGCCGCGCCAGCTGGGTCGCCAAAGATGCCGGAAATCGCGTATGGACCAGAAATATTCACTGGGCAAGGTCAGCATCCAATCTATGGGTCTGGCTATCACAACGTCTAGATCGAAATACAAGATGCGTCCTGGTATGTGCTGGCTGTTAAACATTTGCATCTTGTACCACCACGCTTTTTTTCGACCTGCTATGCCGGGCCAATCTTGCAAAACATGTTTGATCATTGTGTTAGGTACCCAACGATCATGCTCGGTAAAAACATGGAATCGCACCGGACAAGAAAGATTGACCTGGGTCATATGATGCAACCTCTCCACATACTCCCAAGGATACAGGCTTCCGTGTATCACGCACACAACATCGATGATGTTGTTCATAGCAGCCTGTCTTTGAGCCTTTTTAGCCATTTTCCTTGCGCAATTTCTTCTATGGTATATTCGGTATGACAGATTTCAACCAACCATTGGTATCGGTTCATGTCGTACGGCAGTTCTAGATCCTGTATACTTACCGACACAGGATGGGCCAGGCTCGAACTATGCACCATGGGCCTTACGCCTTGGATGGCTGCCTGTATGCCCGGGCCAGAATTATAGTTTATCATGGCATGGCAGTCAAATGCCAGATCAAAGGAGTCATAGGTGTTGATCACTGCACGCGGATTTTCCAGTGAGACACCCCGAGGCAATGTTGGCAAGTTCAAACCACAGCGTGGGTGCGGTCTGACTACAATAGGTCTATCACTGTGGCTGCGCACTGTGTTTATCTTCTGCATGATCCAGTCTTCCATGCTGGACAGTGCCTCGATCTGGAGGCTGAGTCGGTGCTGGGCAGCAATCACTATGTGTGGTTTTTGTACCGATGGGTGCCCAAGACCAATGCCTAACTGTCTAGGACGATCCCATTCAAGATCTTGGGTGTGCCCGTAGTAGCCCTCAGCAGTTATATTGTTGATTGCTATCTTCCATGTGATGCCTCTGTGCAAGGCACCCACATCAATGATGATAACCGGACGTCCTATAGCCCGGTAGTGACGGTATACTTCAAGATTTTTTTTCATGCGGCCGGCCCACAGCACACTCCAAATAACAGCAGCATCTGCGTCCAGGCTGTCTGCAACAGTGTCTATGCCTGCCTTGTGCAATGCTTGGATCACAGCAGAAATCACAGGCACGCTGTTACGAGCTGCCTGCAAAGGAAAATATGCCACGGTCTTGATCACTAAATATCCCTGTGAAATACACAGTAATTACCACGTTCCACCAGCCTGGCCTAGAACAATATGGTCAGAGGATGATCGACACATTCGAACAGTTTTGGCCTGCCAACATAGACCTCAAAATCTGTGCCGAACACTGCCAACCCCGCACCACAAGAGCCAACACAGAAGTGATCGACCTGTTGGCCAGCAGCGCAGATCTCGCTGAATTCTTGCATCGCCATCGACACAACGATCTAGCACATGGCCGGGCTGGTCCTCCCGACGTGTACAATCCTAAAAAACAGTTCAGATGGGATGCTGTGCGATTCAGTTACAAGGTGTTTTCAACAGCGCTGTGTGCCAGCCAGATCCAGTCAGGATGGATGATATGGGTCGATGCTGATACCCGCACACACAGTTCTGTGACTGAATCTTGGTTGTCAACCGTGTGCCCGCCTGGTGCCATGATATCCTACCTAGGTCGCGGTGAGCGCTACCACAGCGAATGCGGCTGGGTAGCCTACAATCTAGATCATGCTGCCACTAGAAATTTCATCGCGGATTTTGTAGGCATGTATGTGACTGATGCCATATTCCAACAAAAGGAATGGCATGACAGCTTCATATGGGATCTTGTGCGCCGTCGATATCAAGATCGGCATCAGTTTGTGAATCTCAATCCAGATCCTGATACCAAGGGTCTGGCCAAACATCCTTTCATCAACAGTGAACTGGGTCGTGTGATGGATCATTTCAAGGGCAGTCGCAAAGATCAAGGACACAGTCGCGGCAAAGAGATCGTGTTGCATCATGATCTGCCCTACTGGCAGTCCGTGTTAAAAGGTCATTGATGTACCAAAGCCATGGTTGGTGGTTTCCGGACGAAGACACGCATTTTGCGGAAATGCTGGCCAAGAATATAACCAAGGGAAACCGGCCAGTGTACCAAGAGCCAGTACGTAGGCGCAGCCTCGAGCACTGTGATCGGCGCGGTTTAGCCTTGGACATAGGAGCCAATGTGGGACTATGGAGTCGAGACCTGTGCGAGCAATTTGATCGCGTGATCGCGTTCGAGCCCGTGCCGCAATTCCGTGAATGTCTTGCACGCAATGTCACCGATGCGCGTCTGGAGATCCGCGCCTGTGCTTTGGGATCCACCGCATCATTGATCAACATGATCATAACCGAACACAACACGGGGCACACGCATGTTGATACAGCAAGCCTAGGACAGGGCACCATACCCATGTACACGCTGGATCAATTGGATATCAGCGATGTGGATTATATCAAGATAGACTGCGAAGGATATGAAACCGAAATCTTGAAGGGAGCGCAGCAAACCATACAGCAGTGTCGTCCCATAATGGTGGTAGAAAACAAGAATCACCAGGACGTGGGTCACAGCGACACTGCCAGCGCTATAGATCTCTGCCTAACATGGG